CCGTCGATCTGCACTCCGCCGGGCAAGGAGGGCGCCAAGTCCGGCGTAAGTTGACGGCTCGGCAAGCCGTGCGAGAACAAAGCCGAGTAACTTCATGCTAACCCTTTACGTAAAAAAGAACAGTCAGGAGATGGAGTAGATACCGAACAGGCATTATCGGACGACCGTGACGATGCGGAGCCCTTCTGGCCCGAAATTAAACTCTTGGCTGGCCCCATTGGACAATCGCACCAGGCACAACCCGGTCTCGACATTGGCCGAGAGGATCAGACCAGGCACGTCCTCCATTGTGTCGCGGCGAACAATCTTGTATCGCCGTCGTTCGCTTTCGGGATCTACGGCGGTCAGCTTACGGGGGAGCATTGTGCCTCCGTCAAAAAAAGGGGACGGTGGGTGGGTGAGATTTATTTTCGATCCTGTTTTTGCACGATCTGTGTGCGAAGATCGGCGATAGCATCGATGATCCGCGCCAAGGCGGAACGCATCTCCCCCTGAAAGTCGCGCTCATCGACTCGGCGCTGCTCAAGGGCTTGTTCGGCGGCAGCGATCCGCAGTTCATGCGACGCGAGCTGGACGTCCACTTCAGAACGGAGATTTTCAATGTCTGCGCGCAGGCTGATGTAGCTCGTCACCGCGCCACCGCTGACGGTGAAGAGCAGGACTGTTGCCTGCAATAGATGGCCGAAGTTGATCTCCGGAGAGAATCGAGGTTTGACCATCAAGGAACAAAAGGCGCTACCGGGGTGGCCTTGAGCAACTCTGCCAACACTCCGGCCCAGACTGGCTGGCAAGTCGTGTTCTGCAGCGCTAATTGCACCGCGCGCTTCGCCTCGATTGCAACCAATATACCCGGCTTATCGCCCGCCGCCGAAATGGCGTTTCCAGTTGCCTCTAGCACCGGCCAGCAGGCGACTCCCGCAGAGTCCCCGACGGCCGCGGCAAGGGTCGTTGCACTCTGTGCATCGTCTGCCACGACCTGGCCTATTTGGGCGCACCCACCCAACCAAATCGCGAGGAAACTCATCAATACCAGTGTTACGGTCGCGACGATTCCATCATTGACGATGATCGCGCGCCTGTCGACGAAATTCCAGAATCTCGACATCTGTCCTGGCCTCCAGCTGCTTACTAAAAAAGGCACACCTCGATCAGCAAAGGTCGTATGCGCCAGTGCCGAGGAGATTAGGGTCGGCACCATATCTACTAACACTACATCTCTCATGGCGACAGAAACTACTGACAGATCATTTCAACTCGAAATGTCGAGGTAAATCGATTAAAGTTAAATAGAGTCGTCACACTGATCAATAGCTTCGTTTTTAGCCTTAGCCGAGCATGTTTTCACCGCCCGGTGATCGTTTTGGTCCCGGCCCCATCGCGCTCAACTGCTTTCCAGCGGATTGTCGTCGTCTTGCTGCACGAGACGGCGCTGCTCTATCGGCTGGTGCTGATCGGTCACAACGACATACCGTTCATCCTCGATCGGCAACGGACTGTCGCGCCGTGTCGTGCCCGAGGCGATCTCGCACGGAGCGAGATGGTCCTTGACCACCGCCACCGGGAACGTCCCCGGTATGACCGATGACCCGACCGGGACATAGCTGTAGATCGTTGTCTCCGAAAGGGTCTGCGCGCCGCCGCCGACGGTGTTGAAACCCGGGAACTCGAAATAGAGCACCTGGCCGACAAACTGCGTCGGCAACACCTCGTAAAAGAACGATGCCGAGCCGAGCGACAGGAATTGCGAGCCGGCCGGCAGGTCGATCGCGTAGGTGCCATAGAGCCCGCGATAAAGACCCGTCAGCGCGTACTGATTGGCGCCGGTCAGCGTCGCGGTCGTGTAGCTGAGGAATTCGAGAAGACCGGCGGGGGTCCGCACCGCGCACAGCGAGGCGCCGTTCGCGGCGAGCTGTGCGGAGACGCTGTTGAGGCTGCCGTTGCTTTCCGCCAGATCGACTGGGAGCGATGTCCCGCTCGCCGGACAATCGGCGGTCGTGTAGCCCATCGTCGAGCGGCCGACAAATTCGCCGAATTTCCCGAACGTGTCGCCGTCGAGCGAGACATAGACGCCGGCGCCGCCCCAATTTGGATTGTATGTCGCGGCCGGGCCGCCCGACAGCCCGATGATGATGTAGGGCGAGGTCTGGCCTTGTGCGACGAGAAGTTCTTCCGTCGGCTCCAGAATGAACGGCGTGTTGACCGAGGGTGCAGCCTGCCCGTAATTCGGCGAAGATGATTCCGATGCGCCCGATTGCTTCGGATAGGGCGTCGCTGTGCCGCCGCCGAAACCGAGCATCGTCACGCCGCCAAAGGTCGTGATCGGCGCCGGCGGTGGGTACATGACAGCACCCGGGGTGCCGAACCAATCCTCGGCGGTGACCGAAAGCGTACCTTCGTCGTCTTCCTCGATCGACGTGATTTGAACTGTGATCGCCTGTGCGCCGAGGTACGGATCGGTGATCTGCACGAGGTCCATCGGCTCCAGCAGAACGTATTTCCAGCCAAGCTGAAACGCATAGGTGTTGCGGTAGAGAAGCTGGCGTTGCAGCACGATCTGCGCCGCGATCGTCGCGACGAAATACGGGTCGACGATTGCGTTTGCCTTGACCGACGTGTCGCGGCGGATGCCGTAAAGATCAATCGAGCCTTGGTCGAATGCCTCGGTAACCGAGGTGGCATAGGACATGCCCCGGTTCTTGACTTCAAGCTGAACCATGTTCATCGCGTCGGCTGGAGCCGATCGCGTGATATGAACCGGATCGTCGGTAAAGCCGCCGGTGATCGGGCCGGCGCCCATACGCAAGGCAGGGCCACCCGGCGTCACCCCGAGATACGTTCCAACGCTCGATTCTTGAACGATGTAATCGTTTTCGCCGAGCGAGTAGATCGGCGTCGTATTCGGCGTCCAGGCGTAGGGGCCAGCGGGCGACCCGACATTCAGTGTTTCCGAGCCGCCCCCGACGTGGTTCCAATTGACCGAGATCGCGACCGGCTGGCTGGTATTCTGAATTTGTACGATCATCAGCCCGGCCGGGGTCACTGAGGCATATATGCCATTGGCCGAGAGTGTGCCGTTGCCGGGATCGGTCAACGTGCCGTTGCCGGTGATCGCTGTCGCGACGCCGGCTCCCGCCGCGGCGTAACTGACGATGTCGTTATTGGTCAGTTGGTGAGTGATCGTGACCGACCCGAACCACCCCGAAATCGTCACCGACACGATATCGTATTGAACCAGCTCGCCCAAAAAGGTGAGCGGCGTCCACAGCGACGAAAGCGGCTGATCGCCGTAGGGGATGATCTTGAGCAGACCTCCCGACCACACGATCGCGCTGTTGGTGGCAGCGGTGATCTCCGACAGCATGTTCGAGGCGGCGGATTGCGTGTCGTACACCGGCGCCAGCATAAAGCCGACAGCGTTGCAATAATTGGCGTAGTCGGTAAGACTCCCTGAAGTGTCGAGATTTGCGGCCGGGAATTCGGCGCCATACCTGTCGTTGGTCAGCAGGTCGATGACGATCTGAGCCGGGTTGGCGTCATAGCCGTTGGGCGCGGTGCCCGACTCCAGCCCATAAATTTCGACGTTGAAGTTCGGCAGGGCCGGGCTCTGGCCGAGCTGGTATTGGATGGCGTCGAACCATGCTGTGCCGGAATAATTGAGCAGCGTCGCCGGAACCCGCCAATTGCTGTCGGATGGCTGGCCGTCGGCTCCCGGCTGCTCGTCGATCGATTGCGCGTAGGGCGTCAACCCGCCGAGCAAGGTGGTGATCGTCTTGTTGAACCACACCAAGCCCCAATTGGCGATCGGCCCCTGGCACACCCCGGCGATAAAATCGACGGCGTATATGACTTGCGAGCCACCGCCCTTGCCGGCGGCTTTTGACCCGCCGCCGCCCTTGCCCTTGCCGGTCCCGGTCGCGTTCGAATTGAAGTTCTGGTAATCGAGCAGGTTAATCGCGAGCCGGTTCGCGCCGTAGACGAGGGGGATGGCGCCCCCCGGCGTCGATGCCTGAAACCGCAGCGCCGCGGCGACATTCTTTTTCTTAGCTTCCGCACCGCCGCCGAGAATACCGGTCATTCAGTCAAGCATTCCGTTCAGGTTGCGTTTTTGCAAATCAGCAAACGGGCTGAAAAACCGCGGCGGCCGTGCGGCGAGCAACGGCTTGGCCGCATCGCCGCGCACGACGCCCGCGGCATGCCAGGCATGAATGATCCTCGGCCATTCCACGACGATCGCGCCATGCGAAAAGCAGCGGCCAAAACGAAACAGCGCCACGTCGCCGGGTGCGGGTGCGTCAACCTCATGCGCGTAGGCGAGCAACCCGTCCATGTAGCGCTCTACCCCGCGGTGCAGGTGCCAGTCCGGCGGGTAAAACGGAATCTCGATCACTGGGACGACGCCTGCCGCCTCATAAACCGCGGCGAGCAGGGTCAGGCAGTCGCAACCCACGCCCTTCAGCCGCGCCATGTGGTGATAGGGTGTGCCGAGCCAGCTCTCGGCTTCGGCGACTACCGCCGCGCGCTTGGCGCTCATCGATGATCGCGCCGATGCGGATGCGATACCGGGGGCGCCGGCGGCGGCTTGATCGGGCGGTGCGGCGGCTCAGGTCGGCGGAACGTCGCTGGCGCGGCGTTGTCGTCCTCGCGCCGCATCCGCAGGTACTGATCCCACTCGTGCTCGAGAGCCGGCTTGTTGCCGGCAAATTCGAGGACGCCCCAGGTGTTTCGCTTCAGATCGGTTACGGGGTCGAAGCCATGGCGCAGGAACATCTGCCAGCGGTCCCAGTATTGGCGATTGGCCTTGGCGCCGTGAAAGCGGTGCTCGATCGTGCCGGGCACATAGCCGACGCGGCCGTTGACCGCGTGCCGCGCGCGGCTCTGCCACGCCTCGAGCATCGCCCGATAAGTCGGCGCGACAGCCCGTGGAAAGGACTTCGTGACCTGGCCGAGCAATGACACGGCCTGATGATGATCGGCCGCGCCCATGCCGGCATATTCAAAGAGCCCGCCGATCAGGTTCAGCGTCTCGCGCTTGGTGGCCCAGCAATATCCGGGATGCGGGTAGTCGAACTGGCCGCCGCCGCCCTTCCAGAATTTGTGGAAGTCCTGTCCCTCGCCGACGACGATCGGATGCCCATGCACGTATTGACGCGCGAAGGACCGCCACACGTCGCCGTGCGCGTCATCGGGACCGAGGTCGTAGCAGGCATCCCACGGCTGCACGATGCGATAGTGCTGCAAGGCGTCGATCGTTGCCGCGGCCCAATCGTTGCGCCGCGGGAACACGTCGCTGTCGGACCAGCAAATGTATTTCGCCTCCGGCCGGCGCTGAATGCCGAGGTTCAAGAGGCATTCCTTGGTCCACGCCCAGCTGTCGGCGCGCACCCCGATATGCGTCACGATGCCGGGCATCTCGCACGCGAATGGCGTCTCGCCATAGGCGCATTCGACTACCGTGACATCGGCGCCGAGGTCGCGCATCGCCTGCGCCCAATCGACAAAATGTCGCTGCGGCGCCTGCCAACGCAGCGGGTTGAACCGCGCCGTGAAGACGTGCAGGGTTGGGCTCATTTCCGATTTTCTCCTGCGACGGCTGCGAGCAGCAGAAACAATGCGACGATGGCGATCGACAGGGCGGCGATTGCCCACACAATGTGCGGATCGAAATCGACGATGACGGCGTCGGCCGGTGGCGTCATACCGCGTTCTCCGGCGCCGGGATGTAGGGCATCCCGCCGAAATGGATCTGGTTCGAAAACGTGTTGGTGCAGGTGCCAAGGCTGCGGTCGCAACCCGGCAACAGCTGAAACTGGTCGCCGATATCAGGCTGGGCGAGAAACGCGAGCTTTACCTGGGCATATTGCCCCGCCATGAAATTGGCGATCGTGCGAGTCTCGCCGGCATTGGCGCCGGAGAGCCCGACGATCGTCCCCTGGGTGAACGGCGTCGAGGTGTTCGGCACGCCGACGATCTGCGTCTGCGTCGTGCCCGACCCGGCCGCGAAGGTGACGGCGAGGCTCACCCGGTCGAACTGGCACATTGCGTCGCCAAAAACGTGGTTGCAGGTCGGCTGCCACAACCGCCGCGGCATCTGGATATTCAAGAGCTCTAGATGCGACCGGCATTTCATGTCGATACCCGTGCGACTGCAATCGATGTCCGAAATCCGCCCGGCGAACATCACCACCGTCCCGACCACGGCACCATAGCTAGGCCACATAAAGGCGCGCTCGACCTGCAATACCGCCCCATCGAATTGCCCAGTCCAGGCGGTTTGCAAAAACGGCGTCGAGCCCAGCATGTCGCTTGGCTCGGGATAGATCTTCACGTCCAACTCATCGACCTGCACGCCAATCACGACATGCGTCTTTGAGCGCTCGAATTTTGGTCCCAGGGCGAAGAGGTTACGGTTCGTATCCGTGATCGCCGTCGTGCCGCCGGAATAGCGATGCACTCCGCCGCCGACCAGAGTGAATGTATAGAGGTCGGCCATGATGAACTGCTCGGACGAGTTGAGCAGCGCGATGAGGGCCGGTGAGGCCGGCTTCACGGAAACACCGAAATAAAGGTCAGCTTCTTGAGTTGCCAAAGCTGATACATAAAATTTTCGAATTGGTAGCTGTCGTCGGTAAATCGGCAGCGGAAATAATAGGTAAAATCCGCGGTGATCGCCACACCCGACGGGGGCGGCGTGTTGAAGGTGACGAGCCCCGACGAGTTTAACCCCGTGGCACAGCCATACGTCGAAGGGCTTTGCGTGATCCCGTCGAAATAGACGGCGTTCAGGACGTTAACCGCATCTATGGGCCGCACAAAGGCAACCGCCGCGCCCTTGGCATACTGAAGCTGGAATTGTGTCGTGCTGCTGTCGCCGGTGCCGATCCCTTGGCCAGTTGCGGTATCGTCGGCAGGGTCGTCGAACAGAAACGTGCCGTAGGCGCCGTAACAGGCTTCCACAAAACCGAGGAGCGTGCTGAGCTCGTTGTAGCCCGGCGTCTGGCGCAGAAAGTTGAAGACGAGCTGGAACTGGTAGAGCGGATAGGGGTAATCCATCGCCCGCAACTCGCGACCCGACACGGCGCGCTGAATGCGCGTCTGCGCCACCGGCGATTTGGTGACCGACCACGATAGACCGGGCAATGACGGAAAGACCCCAACATCGTTGACCGCCATCAGCTCGCCGTCCGCAACACCGAGCCGTTGCGCATCGCTTGGTTGAGCGCCGCTACGAGTGTCGAGCCGTTGTTCTTGAAAAAGGTTGCGACCGACTGCGAATCCATCGCCGATACGGCAAAGGTGGCGTTGACACTGGGCGCCGCGCCGCCGCCGGCAATCATCCCTTGCAATCCCTGGCTGATGTTGGCCGGGAGAACCATCTCATTGGCGTGCAACATCGCTAGCGATGTTGACGGGACCATCCAGCCGCCCGCTGCCGATGGCACTATCCCGCCGTGCTCGAAGCTGAACAAAGACCCGATTCCTTTGAACAGGCTACCAAAAAGGCTACCGCCCGAAAACAAACTGCCAAGACCCAAAGCCCCGGATAAACCGCCGGAGCCAAACAATCCTTCTGAGAGCCCGCCGCCGACGAGGTCCGCGCCGGCGCCGGTGATGCCGCCAGAGAAATCCTGGTCGCCGCTGCTTCCGCCGCTCCCGCCGGCAATGCTTCCGCCGAGCATTTTCCCCAGACTGTTAAACACGCTGCCGACCACTGAGCTGACGAATTCTGCGATAATCGATTGCGCCAGATTGGACAGAGCCTTCTGCACAGTCGTCGTGCCCACGATGATTCCGGTGATCGACGTGTCCAGTGCGCGCTGGATCGGCTGTAATAGACTTTCCCACTGTTTTTGACTGTTCTGTACCGCTTGGGCGTCGAGCTTGTCCTTGTCGGTCAGATATTTTTGATAGGCGAGCTCCTCTTGCTCCGTGAGCTTTTCCTGAGTTTGAGCGTCGTTCTGGGCAGCGGTCAGCTTCTTTGCGTAATAATCTTGCTCGAGTGCCCACTCGGAATCGAGCGCGTCCTTAAGCTGAGCGATCTCCTCGGCGCTCGAGATTTTACCTAGCGCGACCTGCTGCTCGATTGCCGCTTTCTTTTGGGTATAAGCGGCATCCGTGACTTTTCCATCGGCAGCGAGCGAGGCGAGCGTATCCCGCTCGTTCTGCACCGCGAGCTGCTTTTCGAGTTGATAAATGTTGGTCTCGACTGCAAGCTGCTCTTTAGATCCTGCTTCGGTCAGCGCCAGCTTGTCCTGCCAAAATGCCAGCTCCTCTGCCTTCGAATCGCTGAAGAACGATTGCTCTGCTGCAAGTTGACCTTGCAGTTCTGTGCGCCAGGTTGGGAGTCGGTTTGTCGTACCGCCGCTTCCTGCCCCGCCTCGTTGGCTCACGGAGATCCCTGGAGACTGGCCCAAGGAATTGCCGGTTTGATTGGTCGCCCCGCCTACGCCCCCGACAAGGCTGGCTGTCCTGGCCTGTAATGCGTTGACCGTTGACCCGATCTGCGCCGCCGCGGCGCCGATATGAGCCTGCGCCTGCTGCGCGGCGGCGCCGAGATCGCCAAATTGGGCTCTCATTGCCCCGGTAGCTGCCTCTACCGCATCAGCCGCGGCCGACATTCCCGACTGGAGGTCGTCGGTCTGTGCGGTAATGGCAACACTGGTTTCGATATCCGCCACGCCGTCCTCTCGACAAAAAAGGGCGCTCCGAAGCGCCCCGATTTTCGCTACACCGCCATGCCCCACATGATCAGCCCACGATCTTGCTTCTCCGCCGCAGCTCGGTAAAATCGAGCACGACAGGGCTTAGCCCTCTGTGGACGTCGCCGATCGCGAATGCTGGGCCCAAATCGGCAAGTAGCTGCACAATTTTGGGGTCGGGATCTGCCTCCGGTGCAGCCTTTAGACTCGGCGGCACCGCGCGTCTGCGTCGGGCCTTATCGATACCGAGATAGGCCGCGACCATTAGATGCAGCGGTGGGTGGTCTATCCAGTAACGCGTCAGCTCTTCGACATCGAAGAGCGTCATCGCGTCGATTATCGGATAACTGTATCCACAGGCGGTGGCGAGGAGGCCGTAGATATGCCCCCAGCTATCGTCGCGGTCGAAGTAGTCGTGGCCCCCGAGACCAGCTCGGGGGCTAAGGCTTCCCCCGATGGGCGTGCCCGCGATCGAAGACCCGAACCGGTCAGCACCGCGTTCAGCACCGGCCCGGCATTGCCGAGGTCCAACAAGTCCTCGACCGTCTCCGCCGTCACGTCAGGATAATTGCGTTGCAGGGCAGCGGCAACGATCTCGACCAAAACCGCAATCTGCGTTTCGCCCATCTGGGCGCCGATTTCGGAAAGCTGGCGGACCTTTGGCATCAGCAGCCGCAATTGGCCCAAGGTCAGGGGTGGAACGGTCCAATCGCGCCCGCCCATCGTGACTGTTATCCCGGAGATCACGTTCCGCCCCCATCGATCGCCGGCAGGCTGCAGACGGCCGCCATCATCATTCAACCGTGCTCAGATAGCCGATTGTCCCCGACGCATCGGCAAAAGCCATAAAGTCGAGTTCGCTGATCGTCCAATCATCGATTTTAGTCGGCGTCGACAGCTTGTTCGCTGTACAGGCATTCAGCCGCAACGCTGTGCCTTGACCGCTATACATGGTATAAAATGTTGCCTTGAAGGTCGGCGTCGTTCCCATCAATTGATTGGTCAAGGTCAGCTTATTGCCACTGGTCGTAACGTTGTAGGTGTATGAAATCAGAAGCGCCGCGTTCGCATCGGCCGCCGAGAAGGTATAGACACCGGTGGCGAAATTGACTGAGTACTGACCCGCTGCGGAGGGGGTCGTTACTCGATTGAAACGTTTGCCGGTAGCGGCATAAATGACCCCCAAATCGTCATTATAACTAGATGCGTTGGCCACTGTTGCCGTGAAGGGGGTTACCGCGGGGACGATGGCGGCTTCGAATTCCGAGACGGCAAATTGGCCCGTTGCCGCCGTTACTCCGAAGAAGATATCGGTGTACAATAGGCCAATAATCTGCGCAAACTTTGCCTTGCCGCTGATTTTTCCTTGACCACGGGCAATCGCCACTGGAAACTGCAACTGGCCGTAGAGCTCCTTGTCGGTCCAGTCGAAATCGATCTGGATGTCTTGGAGCACACCGAACTGGCGCGGGCCGATCCCCGAGCCGGTAACGTCTGTGCGCTCGCCCCAAAGCGCACCTGAGCCGAAGCTGAGCTGCATTTTAAATACTCCCTTGCAAATCGTTGTCCTCGACGCGGGCGGTCGCCTGGGGCAGGTGCTGGAGGTGTACCAACAGCCGTTTCAACGCTTCCTTGGCAGCATGGGCCGCATTCCAGGCCGCGGTGTCGCGCGCGACAGCCGAGCCGGGAAAATGATCCATCCACCAGCGCTCAATCAACTCACCAAGCTGGTCGTCGGTTTGGCCGGGCGACTGCGCCAGGACCGGTGCGGCTTCGCGATCGTCGCTCATGTCGTCGAATTCCTTTTTGAGACCGGCAGCTCCGCGATAGACCATGGCCCGTATCGCCTTGGCAGCGGGGACGCGGAGGTTTTGGCGGATGCTAGCCCGGGTGTGGGATATGGCGGTACCGGTGATTAAGACCGTTTCGATCCCGCGCACTATCGAAGCGTGAAAATCGTCGTTCTTGGGCGCCGCAACCGCAGTTGCCGGTCCAATGTCTGCGAAATGCGTCTGGCCATTAAGGGCATTCAGCACCTCGGCACCGGCACCGGCTCAGCGCATCCAATGAGCCCCATCGACGAGAACCCAGTTGTGACGGCGCCGGCCTGGAGGATAGAAATATCCGGTGTCCTGGTAGCGCGCGCCTTCACAGACACAGGATCTCGACTGGAACGATCGCGATCGCCTGGTCCCCGAGCACGCCTTCATCGGTTTCTATCTTGCCGGCGATATAAGTGTGCTGAACCAATTGAGGCAGCCCCAGATTCTGGATCCCGGTTGCCGGCGCCGGCGCCAAAGCGCGTTCGAGCGAATCAAGCAGCGGATTGAGGATCGCCGCCGGCGCTGCGTAGGGATCGCTCGCATGTACGTAAATGTAGAAATCAGCGTACAGCGTCCAGACGATCGGTGCGCCCAACGCCTTGACAGCGGCGTACCCGCCCTTTTCGCTCATAAACAGAGCCGGCTGTTCGGCCGGCGACACGTCGGACCAATGCCGTAGGCGGCGATTGGCGCTGGCAAAGGACCACGCGCGCGAAGCTAAAGCCCAAAGCGCCGAATAAATCAGTTCACGTTCGATCATTAGTCCAACGCCTCGCGCAACGCATCCGCGACGCCGGCGCTGATATCTGGAGTCAGATCATCAAGTGCCGAGCGCAAAAACGAACGTTCGGGCAGATCCATTCGCCGACTATGTGCGGCAATCCCTATTGTCTGGGCGGCGATCGGATGGCCAAATGCTTCCTTGATCTGGCGCAGGCTTGCCCGTACGTCGACTGTGCCGCTGAACCCGTATTCCTGCGCTGCGGCATAGTCGAGATCGCTGAAAACGGTCGCGCTGACCGTTGTGGCGCTTCGATCCACCCGAACAGAGATGCTTTGTTTAAGCGCTCCGCTGCGAGCATGCAAAACTTGGCCGCTCAACTTGTTCTGCTGAATACTATTTCGCAGATCGGCGCCGAGCTTGGCGATCGCTCGCGCTACTCCCTGGTTAGCGGCGTCTCTGATCGTGTTCAGACGATCGAGCGCCGCGTCATTGCCGATCAGTTTAGTAGAAATCACAATACGCCCGCGACAATCGCCGGATCGGTTGCGGTCGGCGCCATTATCACCGAATAGGCGGCAACGGGGGCTACAACTCGATATTGCTGAAGCAATGTCGAGATCGGTGCGCTGATATCCTTTTGCGAGTAGCTGACTGTCTCGCCGCTGCCGACTGTCTTCGAAACTTCACCAATCCGCGTTCGCTCGCGATAGCGAAGGGCCGCAAGCTCGATGCAGGCCTGGGCGATCTCCGGGGGCGTCGTCATATAACCGGCTGTGTACGAAAAGGCGACATTCTGCACTCGGCGGGTGAAGAAATAGCCGCGGACAGCTAACTCCGTCGACGAAAACAGATAGCCAGCCGTCAAGCCAGTGCTGGGTGAAGGCGGTGGCGCAGGCGGGATCGCGATACCGTCTATGGTTAGCGATAAAACGGCGCAGACCGGAAAGCAGCCAAATTGAAGGCGCTGGCCGCCGGTCCCATCACGCACTTCCAGATAGTCGGCAACGGCAATGCGACGGTTCAGCCAAGTCTGTATGTATTGGCTCGCAGCGGTAATCAGCCTCGTCAACAGCACGTCGTCGGTCGGGGGAAAGGCGCTTTGCCCGGTTTGTAGCCACGCCTTGACATCGGCCAAAGTCGTCAAGTCGCCATATGCCATCAGGCTCGCCCTCCGGGCACTTCATCCATCGCCCGAGCTACAACCGGCGCCCACGCGCGCTCGAGCCGGGCGACATCTTCGTACATCTTGCCGCAAGCCGCGCGCGCCTCGTCAGCGCCAACCGCAGCGATCAGCAGCGACATCAAAATCGTGCTGACGGCGTCGAGTGCTGCAGGCCACCCATGGGCCATTGCAGCGTCGGCGATCGTCGGATTAATCGCTTTGATCGCCTGGCGCACGATATCGACGTAGACAGCCTCGTCGATCCTCGACATTGTCGTACTCCCGAGCAAGCGCAGGTTTTTAGCGGTTCGCCCCTAGGGCGTTGCTTTTAAGGGTTTGAATGCTCGCTCTTGTCGCGTTTGTCCCGGCCTGACGGGAAAAAACCGTGCGCCGTCAGATCCGCTACCGCCTCGGCCGGTACAAGAAAGTCCCCATTCTTATCGGCTCGATATTGACTGCCGTCGTAACTGCAAGCGCCTGCGGTATCATGATGCAATCGCACCAGAGCGTTACACGGCAGATCGCCCGGTCGCGGCTTCGATGGCCCCATTGCAATCGGTTTTACCACAGCAAACCCACCATTATTGACCAAGCTAACTGCAACCTCGGGCGGCACGAGAACCAAGCCGTCCAGTCCGACGCGATAGCGCACGGTCCCGTGATTGGCCTCGTCCTGGCCGAACATGGCCCGAAGCGCTATCAGGTCGGACAAGTCGGTCAGCCGTTGGTGATGTTGGTGATGACGCCCATTGCGAACGGAGCATAGACGGCCAGCACCTCTTCGGCGTAGACACCGACTTGGCGCTGGCGTGTGACGATCGGCCAGTCGATCTGATAGTAATCCTGCCGGGTCTTGACCTCGGCCACGTTAGGCACTTCGTTCGACTGATACTGGATCGGCAGGTTCTCGGCCCAGCCGATGATCGTGCCGGGCGGGACGCGCGGGTGAATTCTAATCGGGATGCGCAACCCGCCATAGATCGCGAACGGATTGTAGTAGAATTGCACCGTCCCGGACGCCGTCAGCTGATACTCGCCCTCGCTTCCGTCGGCGGGAGTGTCGTAACGCAGAAGCGGCCCGGAGCTGTTCGACAGCACTTTGGTGGTGATGTTCTTCAGCTCCTGAGAATTTACGTAAAGGACGGTCGGCGACAGCTCGAAATTGTTCCACATCGTCTGGAACATTGTGTCGATTTCGACCACCGAGCCCCGGCCCGAGGGCGTCAAGGTTGTGCCGGTTCCCGGGGTGCCGGTCGACAAAGTGTTGACGTAGGCGTTCGAGCCGGCCATGAGCGCGGTCGTCAGCAGGCCGTTATAAGCATAGTTCGGATTGGCCGAACTATCCCCTGTAATCGCGGTTTGAGGTTGGTTTCCGGTACTGAGCGGCGCCGAAACAGCGAGACTGTTGATCGTCGTGATCGCCTGCAATGTCTCGGTTCCGGTCGAGGCCGAGACGTACCAGGCATAGGCGACGGCGCCCATGATCGGGGCGACGCTGCAAAACAAGGTCTGGCCGAGTGTTACTGCCTGGCTCGCCTCACCGCTGATGTTCGATGAGCCACCGTTGAGCGCGAAGGTCTTGTTGTCGACGCCGGTGATGGTCTTGGTTGTGGCAACGCCGGCCGCCACGCTGGAATTCTGATAGCCTTCGAGGGTCAGGGCCACAACCTTGACGAAATACGTTCCAGCGGGCAGGATAGCACCGCTGCCTGATGCCGACAGGGTCGGGGTCGCTGGGGTACCCAGCATCAGCGAGGCGTTTCCAGCGAGGATCGCCATCTCCTCTTTCAGCATCATCTTTTGCAATAGCCGGAAAGTCATCCGCGCCTGGATGTCTTCGAACTCGCGACCGGCCGAGATCGCTTCAAAGGTCGCGGCGTCCTCCTCGCCAATAGTGACAAAGGTGGCAGACTTGCTCGAGGTCGAATACGACATCTGGCCCGAGCGTTGACCTTCCGGAACCCAGCCCATTGCGTCGAAGCCGGAGCCGATGATCGCATTGACCTGGCGCCAATTGGTCGCGGTGCCGGTGCCGCCGCCTACTCGCGGCATGACGTTGCGAATCGGGGTGACAAAGGGATAGAGATTTTTCGCGGGTGCCTGCAGGTCGTAGGCGACGAGGCCGGTCGCGGTCGAGATCGATTTGGTGAGCGTGTCGTCCGGCGTGGCCAGAGCTCTCTTCAACAGCTCCAGCGATTCCTGGGTAATCGAACTCATTTACAATTCCTCCCAACAGGGGGGCAAAGAAAACCCGGCGAGGCGCCGGGTTCGGTTACGGCGTTAGAGCCGAATTTACTCGCCGCGCGTCTCCTTCGCCCGCATCAGGCCGGGCGGCTGGATCGGTCGCGCATAGCTCGCCTTGATCAATGTCAGGGTCTGCTCTTCCTTGCTCATTCGAGAAAAAGCCGCGGCGAGTTCGTCGGGCGAGATGCCATCGCCGCCGGCGTCTTGTTGTTTGGAAATCGCGGTGACGTTTTTGGCAACCGCAAGTGGCGGCAGCGGGGTGCGCGCGATATCTTCGACCCTCTTCGTCAACTGATCGAGTCGCGGCACAATGTCGGTCAGGGTCGCGATCAAGGCCGCCTTTTCGGCTCGCTCCCCAGCCAGCATCTTGGAAAGGTTTCCCATCGCGGCTTTGCCGGGTTCAAATTCCGTTCCTTCCCATTCGGCCTTGTCGGCAAATCCGGCGGCGTCGCATTTCGCCCCGGCGGCTACGAGATGATCGTGCGCTTTGGCGAGGTGGCCCAGTGTCTCCTTGGAATGACGGGCGCCGGCTTTGGCGGTAACGCAACATTCGCCATCCGTCAGCTTGCCGATGCAGTCATGGGCCATATCCATCAACGCTTGATGACCCTGTCCCCTTTTGCCCAGCGCCGTCGCGATCATTTCCAGCATTCCATTTGCGGCGCCCGACAGCGGGTGCTTCGAGGCATCAACCGTGGAGTTTTGGCCCGGCCGGAATTCCGCCGCTGGTGGGCGGACCATAGGGGGCGCGGTTTCGGGGTAACGCGCGGTATCGACCGTCGCTTCCTCACTCGCCATGGCACCTGCGGCCTGCAACGCGTCGCGCGCCTTGGCGACGTGGCTCCTTTCAGCGAACAGCAAGCCATCCATCCCCATGCATTTATTGATCGCATGATAGGCGAGGTCGAGGAGCGCCTGGTCCCCGTCGCTATGCTTGGTTTTGGCGAGGATCGCGGCGCCGAATTTCTGCATTTTCACGCTTCGGCCTCGGCACAAATCAGCAATGAGAGTGGCGCCGGTCCTCCCGGCCGCCATGACCATAATGTCCGAAGCGCTCGGTTGCTCAGGGTCGGCGACGAGCTCCGCGTCATTTAAAATCTCACTGGTCTCTTCCGCCACCAGCGCATTAAGAAACCCGCACAGCTCGCCAATGACGGCTTGCAGCCTTGCGGGCTGCGGCGAGCCGTCGCCTTCCATCGCCGCTTCGACCAGGAGGTTCTCCTTCAGCCAGTTGAGATCGAGTATGATCCGCGCGACATGGCCGACGTCCCATAGTGCCTTTGTTAAGGCGAGACGGGTCGGGGTTCTTCCCGAACTTCTCATGTCTTGCGTCGAGGGAGGGCCTTCCTTATCGATTTTTGCTTTCCAGGCGGCGAGGATGCGGGCCTTGATCTTGTCGAGTTGGGCCGCTGTGTACCTCTGCGCATTGCTCGGCCGATTGATGAAGTTCCAGGCGGCGCGGATGTGCGCTTCGGTGTCGATCGGGTAGCGTTTCTTGCCGTCGGACTGATAACCCGGATCGGCGTATGCCACATCGCCGTAGGGTTCTTCATTCTCGGCCTTGTCCTGGGCCTTCTCCAGCGCGTCTTCGGCGGTCGCGATTGCGTTTCTCGCCGCGGCAATTAAATCAAGCCCCGAACCTGCTAGTTGTTCCTGGCACTTCAATGCCTCGGCCTTGGCAAGATGACGGTGCTCGGGCACGCCGCAGGCCCAGATTTGGAATGGCGGGTTGAACCGGGTCTCCGGCATGGGTGAAGCTCCTGACGCTTTCCAATAATCGAAAACCGCTTCGGGGTTGGCCGGACGATCGACCAAAGAAATCTCGTTCAACACAAGCCCGGTGATCGTCTTGTAGTCGGCGGGGTCGCGCTGCGTTATACGTCCGCCAATCGAATAGCCGTTGTAGACACCCTCCACCACCTTCTGCCACGCCTGATCGTCAACGATCTTGGCTCCGACATAGAGACCTTTGTCATCGACCGCGGCTTCCTTGGCGACACCAACCGCAGAGAGCTGGTGCATCTCTCGAATATTGGCAAATTTCATATAGTCGCCGAGCGCCCTAACGAGTGCATCGCGTTTGACGATCTCGCCTTGGTCGTCGCGCGCTTCGGTCGAGGCGTAACCCCATACTTCACGCCTTTCAGCATCGACCTTGGCGATTGGCAGATAAATTCTCATCGTCCGATTTCCGGGCTGTAGTGCTGGTTTCAGCTGAGAAGGGTTGCCGCAATCAAAAGCAAAAGTTAGACCGTTCTGGATGGCGATTTGCTGGGTCATTAACCCGAAGGCGCACACAGCACAGACGAATTGAGCTTCAAAACCCGGCCGTCGCTGAGCGTAGCTGTAGCTTCAAGAATATAGGTTGCGCCGATGGCTGACGCTGGCATCCCGCCGATAGTAGCGACCGAGAACGAGCCGGTTTTTGTTTGCAGAGAGCCGTCACGGGGCGACCGCAATTGGATCATCATTTCCGAGGCGGCCGCCAAAACCCGCGCTTGAGGAGTGGGGTCGGTTGCGGTCTGAAAGGGGGCGAGTGCGGAGGTCCAACTCGTCGATACGATCGTTGCCGCTCCCACATCCGCGGTGAAATCGAAAGCAAAATAATCGACCTCGCCGACCTCGATTGGGTCGAACGCCATCGGCAAACGCATCTTAGTTTCTCCGAAGAAGGCGAATTCGCCCTGGCGTCGTCAGCAGCCGAACCCGGTTGGGGCCGGTGTCCACTGAAAACAATTCAACAGAGGAAGTTCCTACACTCTCAATTAACAATGCAGAGTCGGCTACTATTACGATACCACCTGAAGATAACTCGACGACCAATTCGGCAACAGGTAAAAGTCGGCTGAGCACCTCTGCCGCCCCGGGATTGTCGTGCCATGTGGTGCCGACCCATTCGACGGCGTGGTTTTGGTCGACTGCGAGAACCGCGACCGTCTCCACCGCAGCGGCAATATCACGCCTCAATCTTGCGCTCCACTCGGGCGCCATCAGGGCGTCGCGCTCCACCAACACCCCACCCGACCATTCAATCGGCGCCGGCCAATAAATCGCAGCGGAAGAGAGGAGTTCCGTCGTCAGCAAGGGCACTGTACGCAAGACGGTTGACACATCTAATGCGATGGCCGGATCGACCAATAAGCGACGGCTGCTTTCGACTAGATTGTTGCTGTCTCGTAGGGGCGTACCGGCCAGCTCGAGCCTGGCCGCGACATCGGCCGCGGGCGAGGCCTGGACTTCTGCTCGAATTATTGCGTCTGAATTTAATTCAGTCCCGCTGGTGCCGAGGCTTTCCAGCGGGGTCGTGAGATCTCGCCGCCCGGCTGCCAAAAATTCTACCGGGTCGCCGCCCGCCTGAAAGCTGACGACGATCAGCCCCGCTGCCCCGTTGCCGCCGCGCCCCGCCCCCGAGCCGGGGAAGGTGTTGCCGCCGCCGCCGCCGCCGCCGCCGTAGTTGCCGGCGTCGCCGCCCTGGCCGGTCGCGGTCGCGTTGCCGAGCCCGCAGGCGCCGCCGCCGCCGCCGCCGCAGCCATGGCTGCCCCATTCCGACCCCGTGGCGCCATTGCCGGCGGCATCGCCGACGATCGAGGTGCTTTCGCCGTCCAGGGTCGAGCCGCCGCCGCCGCCGCCGGTGCCCGCCGTGCCCGGGTTGCCGGCGACCGAAATGTTACTTCCTGGCGCTGCGTAAACCGAGGCGCCGCCGCCGGTGCCGCCGGGGCCGTTGCCGCCGGCGCCGCCGGTGTAGGAACCTGGGATATTGCCTTGCTCGCCGGCAGTGCCGCCATCAGCGCCGCCGCCGCCGCTGCCGGGGCCAGCGGCACCTTCGGCGCCGGCGCCCCCGTTGCCCGATGGGCCAGCCGCACCGCCGCCGCCCGAGCCGCCATCGTTGCCCGACGAGTTGTTGCCGCCGGCGCCACCGGTATGGGTCAGGCTCGCGGCCGAGCCGCCGCCTACTCCGCCGGGGCCGCCGCCATTGGCGGGGCTGCCATTGATCAGATAGGCGGCAAGGCCGCCGGTGCCACCAGACGCGTTGACCAATGCTGTCGAAAAGCTTGTCCCGCCAAACCACGTGCCGCTGCCGTTGGCGCCGGTCCCGGCCGAGTTGCCGCCTTGGGCCGCAGCACCGCCAGCGCCGCCGGCGCCAATCCCGATATTGACCACCTGACCCGGCGTCAGCGCCAGGTTCACCGCCTTGGCATAGCCGCCGGCGCCGCCGCCCGCCGCCGGCGAGAAACCATAGCCGGTGCCGCCGCCGCCGCCATCGCCGACGACCTCGACCGTGTTGTTGGCGCTGTTCCAGTTGGCCGGGACCGTCCAGGTCGAGCCCGACGTCAGAAAGACGCGCACCGCCCCAGCCGGCTGCGCGCGCAGCACCGTCTCGGCGAATTCGAGTGGCGCCAGCACGTCGGCGGTGACCGATGTGCCGCTCGACCCCGGCTCAAATGAAACAACGATCGCAGCCGCATTGGCGGCCCCAGTCCATGACCAATCGGGGTTGATCGCCGCGGCCGTGGACTGTTCGTCATAGGCGGTCGAGCTGCCTTCGTTTACGTTGTTGACCCACGGCGCATTTTCCTGGACCGTGCCGACGCTGATCGTCTGGCTCGACCCGCCGTCTGTCCCGAGGGCGGCGATGATCAGGGAATTGCTTACCGAGGGCGTGATCGAGCCGGCGGCAAGAGACGTGGCGCTCGCCGCCGTGGCGTGGCTTACCTGGTCGTAGCTGCCGCTGCCTGGCGAACCGGAGAACGCCAATACGTTAATCGCGGGATAGCAACCCCCGGCGGTGGCCGAGAAGGTGTGCGCGGCGCCGACCGTCGGCCCAAGGGAAAAGTACAGGGATGTTGTGACGGCGCCTTGGGTGAAGGCTCCGATCTGCTGCCACGAGTTGCTTTTGCTGTCGGAAAAGCTTGGCGTCGCTGCGTTGTAGTGGCTGACCTCGACAACAATCAGGTCGGCCCCAGTCGTGTTGATGCTTGAGGTCGACCCACCGCTTGGGCCGGGCGTCGCCGAGGTAGACGCAATGAGGTTCCAGGTCATGCGTTATCCTACCGGGCCAATGATCATCCAAACTGGCGCGCCGCCCCTAGAACGCGGAAGCAGCCTGAACCCGAAAGCCTGGGTGCTACCGTCGAGAGCTAAGTTCATCGACCGCCGCCGCCGAGCGTGGCCATCGGCGGATGCAGGATGCCGGTGCGGGCGTTGAGCACCTAGTCCTACAGTCTG